TCTCAGCGACCTCCGCAGGAGGCGCGTCCGGCTCTTCGTTGATAAGATACTCGCACGCGGTGAAGCGGTTCCAGTCGTCCTTGATCATCTCGCCGCGCGTGATGTAGCCGAACCGGATCAGGTTATTGATGATCCGATAGAACTTCTCCCGGCCGACGCCCCACTCGGTCTGGAGATGGCTGGGCTTGATCTGCCAGTCATGCGGCTTCGCCAGCAGCATCACGATCGCGCCGCGCTCGTCGAGATCAAGTCGCCGGTCGAACAGCACGGCATTGCCGAGCACGGTGAAATTGGCGCTGCGCTTGCGCCGGAAGATGGTCTGACGCGGCGCTGGAATCGCCGCTGAAGGCTTGGACATTGTCTTGTCGTTTCGGTGATGCAGAGAACAAACGAACGCGGTGAATTACTTGGTCTTGGTTTTAAATCCGGCTCCGACAGCAGCGACTAGGATGCTGGGCGCAAAGTAGGAGATGGCTGCACAAGGCCCGTTGTCGCGCTTCTCACAGGCACACGCACCGCGATAAACGCCGCGGCAGATCGCGTAGGACACGGCCTTGATGACCTCGGGGGTGAAGCGCGGCGCATCGACGATCGGCATGGACGACTGCGCGGGATCTGGCGGCGGCCGTCGAACCATCGGCTTCGGCTTCGCGCGAGACTGGCGGCGGAGAACAGCCATCAAGCTGCGCTCCATTGGCCGGGCCCATGATGAACGAAATCGGTCCCTCGCCCTTGCTGAAGCACCTGGCGGAGTTTCGCCTGCCAGTGTGGATTGCGCCTCGACTTCGGATGCTCGGCGATCGCGCGGTAAAGGTCCGCGAGTTCGACAGGGCCGCGCTTCTGGCGCAGCGCGCTCACGACGACCTCGTGCCACGTTTCATCGGCAAGCGATGCACCCAGCACCGAGCGTGGAAACCGCAGCGGCACGAACTGGCCGTTCAGTCCGCAGAACGCAAGAATGTCGGCGTCTTGCATCCCATAGGCACACAGCACCGTAGGAGCGCCGCTGTTGGCCTTCGCACGCGATCCGTCAGGGTAGTGGAAGTTGAGCCGCCCGCGCAGAAACAGCAGCGCGCTAGCCTGCTCCCACACGTGCCGGAAGAACGCATCAGTCTCGGTGCGCGCGAAAATGATTGTGGTGCCGCGCCCATGCGCCGCGAGTTTTTCAAGCCAGCGCCCGATGATTCCGTTCGTGTAAGGCGGATTCATCCAGACGCGGCCAAACCAATCCTGCGCGAGACCGTCATCGGCCTTTGTGTAGCGATGCAGCGCAGTGGGCCATGGCTGAATATCCGGAGTGGCCGGGTCTAGATCGAACGACGCCGCGCCACCGAGCGCCTCGAGGATAGCAGGCGGCGTGAGCCATTCCACGGTCTGCGGTCGGTTACTGTGATGTCCGCCGATACCGGCGAAGCGCGACGTGCGGGTCATGGTTCACCCATTGCGTTGAGCGCTTCACGCACCAATGCCTGCGACAAATCTCTCGCTTGCTTCACCGTGAGATTCTGGATTTCGCCGTTGATACGAAGCTCGACCAGCCCGCATAGCCTCGGGTCGCCGAGGACGGAGATTACCTGCCCCCCGCCGAGCGGAATCTTGGTCCCGGTGTACCCCCATCGGTCACGCGCGGCCGGGGTGTCGTCGCCGTATCGCTCCACGCGGATTGATGGGAAAATAACGATGTCCGCACTCATGCCCGCCTCCGATCAATCGGCTTCAGACCGAGGCTGTGAATGAGATTCCGGCTATCGGCCCAACGGGCGTGACCGAGCCACGCCGCGAGGAATTTCTGCAGGCGCTTGTGATCACCGGCCGCGCGATAGGCCGCAATCTTGCGTCGCGCGCGGGTCACGCTGTCCTTGCGGAGCAGCTTGTGTGTTGGCCAGATGCGATAACCGAGAAAGTTCACGCCCCGGCCCACCGGGTTGACGTGCCATTTCGAGAACTTCAGCCCGAGATTGTCGCGGGAGAACGTCTCGATGGACGTCTTGATGCAATGCAGATGCGCCGAGCTGCGGCCTAGCACCACAATATCGTCCATGTAGCGATACCAGAGCCGCTCGCCGAGCGTCTGCTGCAGGTGCCGATCCAGCGTCGCGCCGGTGTAGACATTGGCGAAGATTTGCGACGTCAGACTGCCGATCGGCAAGCCTATCCCGGTGCGCGGGATCATGGCCTCGATCAGCCGCAGCGTGGCGCGGCAACTGATCTTCGCTTCGATCAGTCGCCAGAGCACATCGCGCTGGATCGACGCGAAATAACTCCGGAAATCGGTTTTCAGGTAATACAGCTTCTCACCGTCGCGCGCCTCGCGGCGCAGATCGGACTGCAACATGACGACGCCTGCATGTGTGCCCTTACCCGGGCGGCAGGCGAACGCGCGCGGCAACAATGCGCGATCAAAGATTGGTGCGATGACGAGACACAATGCCTGTTGTGCGATGCGGTCACGGAACGGCAGCGCCGAGATCAGCCGCCGCTTCGGATCGTATACATAGAACTGATGTGGCTCACCGGGCGTGTAGGTTCCGGTCGCCATGTCACGAGCGAGATCCGCGAGGTTGAGTGCGCTGAACTCCTTGAAGTCGAGATATCCGGGAGTCAGCCGCTTTCCAGCGGATGTCAGCCTGAGGGCTGTTTCCATGGTGCGCGGCGATGTGATCTTGCCGATCAGGTTCCTGTAACGTTTTCCCACGGGGTCGCCTCTATATAATGAGAGAAAACCGGCCGCGGGTCTCGACGGGCAAAGCCCGCTACGCCCCGCTCTGCCGGACCGTGAAGTGTGTTTGCCGAAGCAGGACAGCCGGGCTGACCACCAGCCCGCAACGCCGAAGCGGCGCGGCGGTGTGGAAGGCCGACGGGACCGTGATCCTCGTCGCGCCGGAAACCGGTCGTCACTGCGGCCCCGCGCGCCGATGTTCTCGTTCGAGTTGTCCGCCCAGTTGTCGACGTTCGCGTAGCGCGAGCCCGCGTTGTCGTCGTTCCACCAGGACCCGCCAAAGATCGACGCGCGCGGCTGCATCATGTTCCCGCCTGCCCCATCGGGCGCGCGGACGCGCCCGAATCCTGTTTGAGTTTTCGTTGCCATGCGTTGAGCATCCGGCCCGGCTCAGCCAGCAGCGCGAGGGCGACTGGGTGCTGTTTCGGGGAAATGATCCGGATGGTCGGGCTGACAGGGAAGCGCAGATGCGACCGCAGGGTCGCGAACTCGGCATCGACGGCATAGAGCCGTGAGACCTGTTTCGATTTTGCGGCGTGGTAGAGACCTCCGACCGGTGCGAACAGCGTTTCCAGCACCACGTCCCGAAGGACGCCGTGATGGCGCGGTGCGCGTTGCAGGATCGGATAGAGATAGATCACGAAGGCCTCATATTTCTCGACGATCGCCAGAGCGTCGGTCGAAGTGTTGTCGTCCCTGACGATCGTCATTGCGGTTATTCCATGCCGCCGCTGTCGCGACGGCTATCCAAGTTGCAGGTGGTCACTGCGGCCCCGCGCGCCGACGAGCCCGTCCGAGCTGTCCGCCCAGTAGCCGACGCTCGCGTCGCGCGAGCCCGCGCCGTCGCCGGGCCACCAGGACCCGCCAAAGATCGACGCGCGCGGCTCGTCGGGATCGCCGTCGTGGCCCCATGTCCACATGTTGCCGGTCGCCTGGTTGGCTCCGCGCTGACTGACACGGGGCGCGTCCCACTTCGTAATTTTGGGATCGCCGCTATGACTCGTCCGCTCCGTCACGCCGTGCGAAAGGGCGATGAACTCAGCGTGGCTCGGCACCTGCTTGCCGTGACGAGCCAGCACAGCAACGGCCGTTTTGTAATCGAAGCGCTCGAAGCCTTTGCGGGTTTCGGGATTGAATGGCGGCGCGCGTCCGTCAGCGATGACAGTGTTGAAGCGGCTGGTGCCGTCGGCGTGATGATTGACGCCACACAGATAGATATCGAACCAGAATGGTTTTCCCTCCGCGAAGGCGAGTGCCATGCCTCGCGGGTCGGGACACACCGGCCGGAAATTCACATCCCAGATCGAATGCGGATTGATCGCGGAAACGGAATCGCCACCCTTGCGCGCGGTGGCGTTCCTGCCGGGCGCGAAGTGAAACCCGCCGATGACATTCTCGCCAGTGGGCGCCCCAAGATCCGCAAGCAAGGCACGCGGCACACCTTTGTCGACGATCACGCCATAGTCCGCACCGGCGACAAGCGGGTGAACGATTTGCACCGGCGCGGCCGTCTCGAATGTGTAGCCTGCGAAACTCACACCCGCCCGAACCACAAGGAGTTCGTCGTTGAGCGCGATCATCGCCGGCGCGTCTGCCAAACCCGGCTTCACCAGCAACCGCGTCGCCGCGGCATCCTTCACAACAGTCTGCATGTTCATGCCTCAAGCCTCCATGAGAACCGGCGCCCCGCCGGCAAGGCAGTCCGATGGCCGTCGCTGCCGCGACGGCTACCCAAGTTGCAGGTGGTCACTGCGGCCCCGCGCGCCGATGTCCTCGTCCGAGACGTCCGCCCAGTAGCCGACGCCCGCGTAGCGCGAGCCCGCGTTGCCGCCGCCCCACCAGGACCCGCCAAAGAGCGACGCGCGCGGCTCGTCGGGATCGCCGTCGTGACCCCACACCCACATGTTGCCGGTCGCCTGCATGATGCCGAACTTGCTGGTGCGCGCGGCGTCCAGCTTTGTCACATCGGGATCGCTGCCGATCGCAGTGCGCTCGGTCACACCATAGGCGACAGCCGCGAAGTCTTCGAAACCTAGAAGCTGCTTACCGTGGAAGGCCATCACCTTCTTGGCCGTCTCGTAATCGAGCCGATCGAAGGCACGCTCGTTTTCCATCGGCGGCGTATCGCCATCGGCAATCTGCACGCCGAGCCTGCTGGTGCCATCGCTCAAATGATTCACACCAAGTAGATATATGTCGCACCAGAACCGGCCTCCGGGCTTTTCGACCAGCGCCATGCCGCGCGGATCGGCGCAGGCCGGACGGAAGTTGCGGTCCCATAGCGAGTAAGGATTGATCGTCGGCGTGTCGTCGCCGCCCTTGCGCGCTGTCGCATTGCCGCCCGGCGCTAAGTGAAAGCCGCCGATGATCAGCGGATCGTTTATGTCGTCAAGGGAATGAGCGAGAACGACAGCAAGTTTCTCGCCGACCAGAATGACATAATCAGAACCGGCGATCAGTCCGCCAGTAGGCAGATCGACCGGCGTATCACTCAAGAATTTCCGCTCGTTGAAAACGGTCGCGGACTTGATGACGACGCCTCCGTCGGTGATGAAAATCGCAGGCGACGATGCGTCGTTCTTGCTCAGTACCGGCGTAAGCGCCTTGATTTGCGTGTGAGAGTTCATGGGTCATGCCTCCAGGTTGGCCGGACGTCCCGCCGGCGAGGTCGAAAGGGAAATAAAATCGTGATCACCGCTACGCGCGTATCGGAACGGCGCATTCATCGCCCAGCACACGATGCGCCGCGACAGCTCCTGCGGATCATCGCCGGCGGAATAACCAGGCAGCGGATCGCCGAGCAGCCACGCTGTGATCGAGCGCGACCGGAGCGACTTGCGATAGTCACGCTCGCGAAGCTGATCCTCGGGCACCACGATGCGCGGCACGAGCGGCGCATCATCGTCGGCCGGAGGATCCGTCAGCTCGTGCCAGCGGCGATTGCAGGAATTCCTCGGACGCCCGACTAGGGCGGCGATGTCCTTCCACATCATCGTGCCTGCAAGCTTCAGAATGAGCGCGTCCTGATCCGGCGTGAATTGTGTTTCCTTCGGCATTTACTGCGCCCTCCGAAGGAAGGCTGGAATGCCGCCGTCATCACCGGGCTGCAGATGGATAATATGCGCGGGTTGCTTCAGTTCGGCGATCAGCTCCGGCGTGAGCTGGAAACTATCTGGAATCAAGCAAACACCTTCCGGCCAACCGTCGC